CCATGACGTACGCCGATGCAGCTGTCAGGGTCTCTTCGGATGACCCGGAGCTGTGGGCAGCGTACGAGGGTGAGATCTACAAGGGGGTGAGCGCGTAATGGCTGGTGCACATTCAGTACTCGACATGAGTTTCCTGGCTGGCGGAGCCATCACGATGCAGCGCGTCGTGGAGCTCTCCGCCGCAGAGACCGTCACCGTTTCCAACGCAGTCTCCGATGATATTATCGGTGTTGCGCAGGAGACCTGTACGGCTCAGGACGCAACTGACGGACGAGTCGTCATGATCCGCGTCCTCGGAGTCGCACTGGTCAAGTGTGGAGGTACATGCACGCGAGGTGCTCGGGTCCGTCCGACAACGGATGGTCGAATCCAGAACCTCGCCGGAACCGCAGGCGCCAATGAGGTCGTGGTCGGGATCGCTCTCGACACCGGCGCAACGGATGATCTCATTCACGTCCTGCTCACGCCCGGTGCTCGCTCGAACACCGCCGTCTCCTAAGGAGGGTAGCAAATGGTTTACGACCCAAGGGGTGGCGGCAACGTCCACATCGACAAGGTGCTTACGCAGATCTCCGTCGCGTGGCCGAACAATGGCTTCGTCGGTGAAGCTCTGTTCAAGCCGGTGCCCGTTACCAAGCAGACCGACAAGTACTACGTGTTCGGCCGCGAAGCATGGCAGGTGCATCCAGGTGGAGACCTGAGGGCACCTGGTGGGTTCACCAACGAGATCCCGGGCTTGTCCCTCTCGCTGGACACCTACTTCGCCCAGGAGCATGCGTTGCAAGTTCCGGTCACGCCGGAGGAGATGGAGAACGCAGACGCGCCTCTTGACCCCTTCCGCGATGGCACGGAGCTCGTGACGGCCAAGCTGCTACTCGTCCGCGAGCTGGCCCAGCAGGTCATGGTGACCACTGCAGCCAACTACGCATCGGGCCACTCCGTCACCCTCGCAGGTGGCGATCAGTGGAACGTCTACGCAACGTCGGATCCGATCGATGACTTCCGACTCGCGTTCCGGACGATTCACAGCAAGCTCTTCCTGGAGCCGAATCTCGCAGTGATCCCCTATCAGGTCATGACGCAGCTCGAAGACCATCCGGACTTCATCGAACGGATCAAGTACTCCGAGCGCGGTGTCCTGACTGCGGAGATCATCGCATCCATCCTCGGTGTCGCCAACGTCATCGTTCCTGGTGTCGGCTACAACTCGGCAGTTGCAGGTCAGGCCGAGTCGCTGGGCTACCTCTGGGGCAAGGACGTCGTCATCGCGTACGTGCCGGAGCGTGCTGGGATGAAGATCCCCGCATTCGCCTACGAGTACGTGTGGCGCTACCCCGGAGCTGGCCTCCAGTCCGCAGAGCGTTGGTGGGATCAGAATCGGCGTACGTGGCTCATCCGAGTCGCACGTCGGTACGACCTCAAGATGGTGGCAGTCGATGCTTCGGCTGACTCCCTCGCGGGGTATGTCATCAAGGCAGCGGTGGCCTAGGAGGAACCATGACCACGTACGCACAGACAGCCCTCAAGTGGACCACGGAAGACGGTGAGAAGCACCGTCTGGACGAGGGAGAGAAGGTCCCCTCGCTTCCGAAGGAGATCAAGGAAACCTTCGAAGCCGCTGGCGCCCTGGGCGATGCACCCCCTCTCAAGGGTGATCGCACCGTCCAGGACATCCTCGAGGTCAAGGAGATGGAGATCGAGGATCTCAAGCGACAGCTGAAGGAAGCCAAGGAGAGGGAGAAGAACGATGACGGTGGGCCTCTGGGTCCGACGCCTCCGTTCGACTCGGGTCCGGCTGCTATCAAGGCAGAAGAGTCCGGACAGGCTCCGAACGATCCCAAGACTACACCCAAGAAGTAACGGCAAGGGGTCGGCCACATGACGATCTGCATTCCCCAGGAAGTGCAGCAATGGTTGCACATGACTCGGATTGTAGTGACTGTGGTCGACCCTGCGCTGGATCAAACAGCACAGGCTATGGTATTCGGCCGTGTAGGGAGTCGATACGACGTCACAGGATGGCTGACTGCAGCTACGACTCCCATTCTCATTCGCCAGGTAATGTCGATGTACATTGCCGCCTGGGAGTATAAGAAGACGTACTCCGAGAGTATGGTAGTGGATTCGACGAACTACGGTCAGCGCCTTGAGAACCAGGCCAAGGCTCTCCTCGAACAGATCATGGCCCATGAGGTCCTTCTGATCGATGACGATACCGAAGCTCTCACAACAGGCAGTATTGCTTTCTTCCCGACGGATGTCCAGGAGTTTGATGAGCTTGGTAACGAAACCAAGTTCACCATGGGCGCGGTGTTCTAGCCGTGCTGGACTTCGACTGGTTTCCTCACCCACTCATCATTTCAGCCCTGCTGAAGTCTCTGGCTAGTGATCTCGAGACCATGCAGGAGCCGCTGGAAAGGATGCGAGAATATGCATCCTCGATCATGCCGCGGAATATTGATGATCAGGGTGGAGGCGCGTGGCCTCCCCTGAGTGAAGGGACCCTCGAACGTAGAGATGGAGACGGTGGCATGCTTATTGCCTCCGGTACACTCTATGATTCCGTAGGAGATGAGGGTCTCTGGGCACTAGGTGACGGAGAACTCGTCTTGGGATCGATTCCTAGTCCTCACTATGCCATGATGCATATTAGCGGGACTACGAATATGCCTGCCCGCGACTATGCCTACTTTCTCCCACAGGATACAGACGAGTGCGAACGTATCGCCTGGGAATGGCTAGATGAAGTGACGTCGATCATATGACCCTATCAAACAAGATGAGTGAGATCACCCAGAGGTTCGTGGATGTCATGAGAGAGAATGCACTCTCTTGGGGTATCCAGGAGGTTCTGGATGGTCCTTATCAGCTGATCGGTGGCACGCCTGCAATCTGCGTGGAGCCGAATAGGACCGAACGTGACTGGTCTGGCGCCGCAGGCGTTGGAACAATGCGTGCTCGGGACATCTTCAAGGTCATCATCAACGTTCACCATGGCAGACTCCAGGATGCAGCGACTAACCATCGTCAGTGTATGGAGCGCGCAGAACTGGTAGTGGCGAAGATCCACGAGGACAAGCAGCTCAATGGCCTCGTCGTTCATGGGTGGGTAGTACAGGAGCAGTACGGAATCTCTCGAACGCAGCAGTCACTGTTGTGGACGACGAGGCTGGACTGGCAAGGACAATCGGAGGTGATCGTATGAGTAAGGTCTTCGTTCACAACCCCACTCGCGCGAAGGGTGAACTCGTCGAGGTCCTATTCCTCGGCGTGTTCCCAAACGGCGAAGAGTCGGACGTGACGGACGAGCAGGTGCAGCTGTATCAAGCGCTGTCAGGTCGACAGTGGCCGAAGGATGGTACGCTGAACCTGGACAGGCGACCAAAGAAGATCAAGGAAGAGGATACCCCTGTGGCCTCGCCGGAGGCGGCAAGCAAGCCCGCGGCTGGCACCACCACTGTGAAGAAGGAGGGTAGTAAGTAATGGCAAAGGGTCTACACGGCCAGGGCTTCATGGGGATCGCCTTCGAGACTACGTATGCAACGTACGTCGCACCAACGGAGTACTTCCCCATCCGAAGCGAGAGCCTGCAGTACATACAGGATACCTACTTCCGACGTGTCATTCGTGGTATCGTCGATGTCGTTCCGCCTGCGATTGCGGGCTATAGTCACGTCGAGGGTGAGATCGAGATGGATCTCACCGAGAACGTTCTCCCGTACTTCCTGCGGGCCGGACGTTGGAATGTCGTGGAGTCAGGTTCGACACCGAACTTCATCTACACCTGTTCTCCGACACACATTGCCGATCATAGTGCTATGGGTGTCCAGAAGGGGTTGTCCATCACGATCGTCCGTGCTGGTGTGACGTTCGGCTACGTCGGCTGCCTTCTCGGTGGTGTCGAGATTTCGGTTGATAACGGAATCCCGATCATGCGGTTCACGATTGTGGGTTCGAATGAGACGACCCAGTCGCTTCCGACGGCAGCGTTCCAGACGGCTACTGGCGATATTCCGTTCGGAGCTGGTCAGTACAACATCCAGATCCCGACATCTACTCAGGTCTTCGACGTGGAGAACTTTACATTCACGGCGAATGACAATGCGGAGCCTCAGTACCGACTGGCTGATACGACTCGTGCACGATTTGTCAAGTGGGGTGAGCGGGAGCTGTCTCTCGAGCTGACCAGGGACTTTGATGGTCGGACTGAGTATGACACGTTCAAGGCACTAACTGCTACGACCGTCACGATCGCTTGCACGAAGGGTGTCAACAACAGTGTGACCATCACGTTCCCGACAGCAGTCCGTGAGACGTACGAACTCGACGGACTTTCAGAGCAAGGTGAGCTCCACATGGCAACGACACGGTTCAATGGCATCTATGACACAGCGACGTCTCGTAGTGTCCAGATCGTGATCAACTGCCAGGAAGATCTCCCGGCCTAATGGCTTACGGACGAGGTGGCGCAGGGAAAGGACGAGGGGGTCGGCGGATGCCGCGGACCCCTAAGTCCAAGGGTAAGAGCAAGTCAACAACCAAGAAGTAGGAGGAAGTCGTGCCCCGAGCAACGATTGACATCCAGGAGTCGGAGACATTCGATCTCAAGACCCTGGTTGGTGGAACCATCACTCTTCGACGCATGTCATACGGCGAGTGGCTGGAACGTCAGACGATGGCCATGGACATGTCTATGTCAGGCCGACCCGGCGACGGGACGAACGTGGAGATGAAGATCGCCAGTGCCCAGTTGAAGGTCACGGTGTTCGAGTTCTCCAAGTGCATCGTTGATCACAACCTTGAAGACCACGACGGGCAGAAGCTGGATTTCATCAAGAAGGCGCATGTCTGTATTGCGCTTCTCGACCCGAAGGTTGGTCAAGAGATCGGTCAGCTGATTGAAAGTATGAACAGCCTGGAAGGAGTAGTGGGAAACTCTCCGACCTGATCCGGAAGGCAATCGTCGTTGGTACGAAGACAACTCCTGGATGGGTACTAACGTGGATCAACATGTGCACGATGTGCGACAACCACCAAGTACTCCCAAGAGCGGGTGGTCTTCTAGATCAGGATTGGGTATATGTTCAGATAGCTACTATGGTAGCGGAAGCACGTGCGGAGAAAGAGAAGCTGACCAGTGCCTCTAGGAACGCGAGACATACTGCTAGTAATCCGAGCGAAGGACGCAGCGTCTCACGTCGTACTAGGTCTTAGTGGCGCGTTCGGTACACTAGCTGCCGCACAGCAAGCTGCCGCTATGAAGACCATGATAGCTGGATCTGCTCTACTTGGGTTGGGTGCAGCTACTGCAGGTATCGGTGCTCTCGGTATTTCCGTATTGAAGGGATGGACTGACGAGGCGATCAAGTATCGTCAGCAGTCCGCACTGACGCTCACGCAGGTCGGTCAGCTTGGTGTCTCACTGGGAGACATCGAGCAGATTGGCCTGCGTGTTGCGACTTCAGTACCAGTTGCCTTTGATCAGATCCAGGCATCGCTGTACGACATCTTCTCGTCGATGGATGTTAGTGTTGCAGATGCCGAAGTCCTTCTCAAGGGGTTCGCGCGAGCCGCCGTTGCAGGGCAGACAGACATTCAGACTGCCGGTCGTGCAACGATTGCTCTCATGAACGCGTACAAGCTTCCTGTATCCGAACTCAATGATGTTCTGGACTTCCAGTTCCGACTGGTTCAGAAGGGTGTTGGTACGTATGAAGAGTTCGCTAAGACTATCGGTCGAGCTATTCCTTCGGCACGTCGAGCTGGTCAGGAATATACGACACTCGGTGGCGTTCTGGCGTTCCTTACCCGTAACGGACTTAGCACTGCTATGGCTGCTACCTCTGCTGCTCGTGCCATGGATTCGTTGGCGCATCCGACAGTTCAGAAGCGACTTGCGGACATGGGTATCTCTGTCTATGACCTCAGTGGAGGCTTCCGCCAGATTGATGACGTCGCGGCTGACCTGGGTAAGAAGCTAGCGCCACTTACAGACCCTGAGAAGGCAAAGGCGCTTCAAGAACTGTTTAAGGGTGCAGGTGGAACGATCCAAGCACGGAGGTTCTGGGATCTAGCTATCCGGAACTTCGACGAGCTCAACCAGCGCGTGGACGAAATGATCAATAAGTCCGGCTCGCTGGAAGAGGCCTACAAGCTGATGTTCGACCAGCCTGCGACGCAGGCGCAGCTGCTGGACAATAGGTTGCAGGCTCTCAAGATCTCGTTCGGACAGGCTCTCATCCCGGTCTTCATGGAGGCTGTGAAGTGGATTAGCAAGTTGGTCGGCTTCTTTAACGATCTGGATCCCGGTGTCAAGGCGACTATTGCCAAGTTTGCCTTGCTAGGTTTCACCATCATGACGGTTGTCGGTATCATCATGGCGATAGTCGGTGCGTTCCTTCTGTTCTTGGCAACCATTCAACTGCTCGGTGGTATCGGCGCTATTATCAGTATGATGTCGGGTCTGGGCATTGCGTTGGCCCTTCTTGCAGCGGCTGCCTATTTGGTCTATAGGAACTGGGATACGCTCTGGGCTTGGGGCGAGAAGTACTGGCCAATGGTTCGAGACACTGCTATAGGTGCATGGAAGGCTATCTATGGTTGGGCAGAACAGTACTG